GATCGTTCCCATAGGTTACATTTCCATTTGGTGTATTCATTTCCCAGCCACCAAAATCTACAGATTTCATAGGGGCAAGTGTATTGGGAATATCTGCATCTACATGTGCACCGCCATCTTTATTTGCAAGTAGCTTTAGAATATCTTTCCTGCGGTATACATTATGCTTTTTATCCGATAAGACAATTTCTTCAATCCAATCTGTATAAGATAGCAGACTGAAACAGTTGTTATTTTCAAATAGCGGGATGTATTTGAAACTGTTAGATTCTATTTTTATTTCAAGTAGGCACTGCTGAGACAATAAGTTGGTATCACTATATTTCTGAGCAGTACTTACAAATTTCATTTTCTTCTTCAACTGCATTTGTCCTAAAAGTGAGGGGAACCGAGTTCTATCTTCTTCGCCCCAAACAAGAACACGTATTTGAGTTGCCATCCGTTTTGCCTCGATCTCAGTGCCGAGATCATAGTTTTTTGCGGAGGACTGCAAGAAATAGATTTGCTCCCTTAAATGCTCCCGATAATCTTTTTCTTGTAGCTTTTTTCCCATAGCATATCACCTCGCCGCAATCATACACCATAGGACGAAGAAAGTCAAAAAATGGGGACGCTTTGAGCGTCCAGAAAGGAGCGTATAAAATGGGCGACTGCAACGACAACTGCCAGATGTTACCCCGTATTGAGGCATTGGAGGAAGCGAACCGAAAACACGCCGAGACGCACCAGCGGATTTTCGACCGCATGGACGCAATCAACCGGGAGACGGGAGAACAGGCGGTCATGCTGAAAACCATCGACGATAAGCTGGACAAGCTGATTCTCTGGCAGGAAGACAACCGGGACAGGCTGGCGAAGATTGACACCATCGGCGAGCTGAACGAAAAGGTGTCCGCACTGGAGAGCAAACCCGCCAAACGGTGGGAGGGTATCGTGGACAAGGCTATTCATACGGTCATTGGGGCCGTAATTGCATATTTCCTTATCAAAATGGGGCTTCCGGTATAAGAAAGGAGAAAGAGTATGAGCGACTATGCAAAGAAATGGTGGAGGGCGGCGGGCGTCCGGGCAATCAAGACATGCGCCCAAACGGCAATCGCTACCATCGGCACCGGGGCGCTGCTGAGTGAGGTCAATTGGATGGCGGTAGTCTCCGCGTCTGCGTTGGCGGCGGTGCTGTCCCTCTTGACCAGTGTGGCGGGACTTCCGGAGGTGGACAATGGCTGATATCAGTGAGATTCTGTGCAAGTATTCCAGCGGCAAGATGGGCCTGGAGGAAACCAACGCCGCACTGGAGGAGGCGGGGGCTTCCTTCCGCCTGAACCCGGAACGGAACACGCTTACAGACCAGGAGCTGGACGTCACATTTGCTGGGTGGTTACCGGAAGAGGCCTACGGCTGGGGGCTTCTGGACACTGGAACCGGCACGCTGGACAAGGTGCGGGTCGTGGCCGGCAATCTGGATCACGCCGTCAACCAGGTCATGGAGGACGGCTCCGTCAACATGACGGCGTATGTGCTGATCGGCGGAAAGCGGTACGAGGTTATGGGGGACAAGCTGGCGGAGGTCACGCCGCGGAAGGGGGACACGCAGGACAAGCTGCCCAAGACGCCCGATATGCGCCGGCGGTCTGACCTGGCGGAGCAGGAGGTCGTGCAGCACACCAGGGCCGGGGACTACCGCATCTCCTATGACGAGTTTGGCTACGCTGTCAAGGCCGTCAGGGCAAGAGAGGAATAACAGCCATGAGCTACATTCTAAAGGAACAGCCGGCGCACCCGGGCAACTACGGCGCTGCCCGGACTGCTGGGAAAATCAAGTATCTTGTGATCCACTACACCGGCAACGACGGGGACAAGGCGGCGAACAACGCTGCGTACTATCAGCAGAATGTGGTGAAAGCCAGCGCCCACTACTTTGTGGACGACACCACGGTTTACCGTTCCGTCCCTGACTTGACGGTCGCATGGGCTGTGGGAGGCAGCAAATGGGCGGACTGCCCCCGAACCGGCGGCGGGACCATGTACGGCGTCGTCAACAACACCAACAGCCTCAGCATTGAACTTTGCGACACGGTGCGGGACGGGCGCTATGGCGCCACGGAGGCCACGCAGGCCAACGCGGCGGAGCTGGCCCGGTCGCTGATGGAGAAGTACAACATCCCCATTCAGAATGTCTGCCGCCACTTCGACGTGACGGGGAAGCACTGCCCGGCGTACATGATGGACGACGCCGTGTGGCAGGCGTTCAAGGCCCGGCTGGTTGGCCGGAAGCTGGATAACACGCCGAGGATCAGCCAGGAGGCCGTGGATTGGGCCCAAGAGACTGGCATCCTGAAGGGGAACAAGGGGGATCTGATGCTGTCCTCCCCTTGCACACGGGAGCATGTCATTGTGTTCCTGTGGCGGTATCATCAGAGGTTCGGTGGGGGCGGGGCGCGTTCCTAAAGCGAAACGGCAACAGGACGCACATACTGTTTGGTATGTGCGTCCTGTTAATTAGAACAACATGGTTTATATGTATAGCCCCACTCATAGGTCATCAGGAGTACGGCGTTGACGGCGGAGCCTACCGCTTCGTAGTCGTGGCCCTCGTAGAGGAGGCCGGGCTGGGTGGCGGACGTTTTGGGTGCCAAGGCCGCCCAGACAAACCAGCCGTAGGGGTTCAGCCTCTGCCGCAGCCGCAGCAGAAAGGCCGCGTAGGCCGCCGCCAGGGACGACGGCAGGAATTCAAAATCCACGTCCAGGCCCGCGAAGCCTTTGGCGGACATGGTTGTTACAAGCTCCTCGATCAGCGCGTCCTGCGCCGCCTGGCCGGTGAGGACCAGCTCCGCGCGGCTTGCGTCAAACCGGTCGTCCTCCGTGTAGGTGGACAGATGCAGCACCGTCCGGGTGTCGTGGGCTTTGGCGGCGGACAGGAGGGCGGAGTCGTCCAGGGGATAGAGGCCGCCTCCGGCGTCAATACCGTAAGTAAAGGGCGTTACGGCGCTGAGGTAGGGCAGGACCTCGCCCAGCAGCGATCGGCCGATGAAGGGGTAGGCGTAGCCGTTGAAGACGCCGGTTCCCAGCTTCTCGTCAAAATAGGAGATGACCAGCGTCTGGCCAGGCGTCAGCGCCACTGTCCCGCCCAGGGGCCAGTTGTTCTGCCAGAGCTGCCGCACGGAGACGCCGTAGCGGGTGGCGATGGAGTACAGCGTCTCCCCCGGCTGCACGGCGTGGACCTGTCGGGGGAAGCGCACTACCAGGGTCTGGCCTACCGCCAGGGCGCCGTCCGGGGGAACGGAGTTGTCGGCTGTCAGCCGCGCCGGGTCTACGCCGTAGCGGGCGGCGATGGCGGACGGGGTCTCTCCCGCCTGTACGATGTGGATTGTCATAGTCGCAGCCTCCTTCTTAGTTTAGGATATGACGTGCGGCGCGGGGGTGACACTTTTGGCTGTGCTGGGTGGAGAAGGGCGGTCTTCCGTGAGGGACAGGAAAAAGTTTCGCCGGCCTTTTCAAAAGCCGTGGGGTACAGGGGCAAAGCCCCTGCCGGGTGCGGGCGGAGCCCGCCTCCGCCGTCAGGCGGCGTGCGCGAAAACGATAACTGGGAGGGGGTTCCCCTCTCCCAGTTCCGCGTCCTTTTGGACGCGGTATTTTTTTGTACGGGTACTGCTGCGCCGTTGGGGATGCCGCCCCAAACCCCGCGCGGGGCCCTGGCCTGCACCCGCCAGGGGCGCGGCGACCACCGCTGCCTCGAAAGCGGCTCGCTTGCTCCGCCCCCGGCAGCGCTTCGCCGCTTTCCCCTGGACCCGCCTCCAAGCTCCGAGGAGGAATAAACCGAGGACAAAGGCCGTATTGTTTCATCAGGGAAAGGGGGCTGGATGATGGGCGGATTGGCGGAGGCGCTGCTGGTAACTGCCATCGCCGGGGTGGGCGGCACAGGGTCCGGCGGGCTGACGGCCTGTTTGTTCCGCAGGGAGTCCGAGCGGGCGGTGAGCCTGCTGCTGAGCTTCGCCGCCGGGGTCATGATCGCCGTGGTGTGCCTCGACCTGCTGCGGGACGCGGCGGACAGCGCCGGGGCGCTGCCCCTTGGGGCGTTGTTGGTTCCTGTTGGGGTGCTGGTGGGCTACGGCGTCATCGCGGCGCTGAACCATTGGATTGACGGCCTGAGCCGACGGGGCGGGGCCGCGTCCGACCCGGCGGGCGGCGGCGAGCTGTTCCTGGCGGGGGTGGTGATGGCGGTGGCAATTGCCCTCCACAACGTTCCGGAGGGGATGGTCATCGGCGCGGCCTTCGCGGAGCCGGGGCATGAGACGGGGCGGGCAGGGCTGGTGATGGCGGCGGTCATCGGCCTCCACGACATCCCGGAGGGCATGGCGGTGGCGGCCCCCCTGATCTCCGGGGGCATGGGACGGCGGCGGGCGGCGGCTTTGGCGGCTGTCACCGGCGTCCCCACGGTGCTGGGGGCGCTGGTTGGGTACCAGGTGGGGGCTATGGGGCCCCTGGGGCTGGCGCTGAGCCTCAGCTTCGCCTCCGGGGCCATGCTGTACGTGGTGTTCGGTGAGCTGCTGCCCGAGGCGTTCCGGATGTGGCGGTCCCACCTGCCCGCCCTGGCGGCGGTGGCGGGGATTATTGTTGGGCTGGTCATTGTGAATTAGGAGTTAGGAATTAGGAATTTGGGGGTTGGGGAAAATTGGGCGGAGCCCAATCTATTCCTCATTCCCCATTTCTAATTCCTTATTTTTTTACGAGTTCCTCAAAAAAATTTCTCCATTATTGCCCTCTTGTGGGCAAAAAACGGGAGGTTGGGGCCTACGGTTGAGGAGGGATGCGAGGATGAGGCATAATTTGGGCGCGGTTCAGCGGAAATCGTTCTGCCGGGCCTACCTGCAGACCCTGAATCCCGACCGGGCCGCCGCTTGCGCAGGGATTTTGGACGGGTGGGCCATGCTCCGGCGGAGGGATATCCAGACGGAGCTCCAGCGGATGCGGGATGATTCACGGAACCAGATTCTCCGGGAGGACGCGGTGCGGCGGCTGGCGGAGCTGGCTTTTGGGCGGGCCAACGACGCGGCGGCTTTGGCCCTGTCCGCCCCTGGGCAGCATCCGCCGGTGGACAAGCTGGACCTCTCCGCCGTGTCGGAGCTGAAGGTCACGGAGAAGGGCATCGAGGTCAAGTTCCTCGACCGGATTCGGGCCCTGGAGGCCCTTTGCGGGCTGCTGGAGCAGAACGGCGACGGCGCGGAGTCGTTCTTCCGGGCCTTGGAGGCCGCCGCGGACAATGGGGAGGAGCTATGAGCGCGCCGGATCTCCGCTGTTTTTCCCCAAAACAGCGGAAGGCCATGACCTGGTGGGTCCATGACCGGGAGCACGAGGCCGTTATCTGCGATGGGGCCGTCCGCAGCGGGAAGACCCTCAGCATGGGGCTGGGTTTTTTCCTCTGGGCTACGGCGGAGTTCCATAACCAGCGGTTTGCCCTGTGCGGTAAGACGATTGGGGCCCTGCGGCGGAACCTGCTGGAGGAGGTGCCGCCCCGGCTGAAATCCATGGGGTTCCGCGTCCGGGAGAAGCGCAGCGAGAACCTGCTGGTCGTGGGCAGGAATGGGCGGGAGAACCGCTTTTACCTGTTCGGCGGGCGGGACGCCTCCAGCGCGGGACTGATTCAGGGGGCTACCTTCGCCGGTATCCTTCTGGACGAGGCGGCGCTGATGCCCCGGTCCTTTGTGGAGCAGGCCTTGGCCCGGTGCTCCGTGGCGGGCTCCCGCGCGTGGTTCAACTGCAACCCGGAGGGGGTCGGGCACTGGTTTTACCGGGAGTGGATTCAGAAGGCGGCGGAACGGCGGGTGCTGTACCTCCACTTTACCATGGAGGACAACCCCGGGCTGTCCGACCGCGTCCGGGAGCGGTACCGGCGGGCGTACTCCGGGGTGTTTTACCGGCGGTTTATCCTGGGGGAGTGGACGGCGGCGGAGGGGCTGGTGTACGACTTCTTTGACCGGGGGCGGGACGCGCCTCCGCCGCCCGCCGGGCCCTTCCGCCGGTGGCGGGTGTCCTGCGACTATGGCACCGCCAACCCCGCGTCCTTTGGGCTGTGGGGCATGCGGGAGGGGGTCTGGTACCGGGTGGGCGAGTATTACTACGATTCCCGCAGGGAGGGGCGGCAGAAGACCGACGCCGAGTATGTGGCCGATTTGGGGCGGCTGCTGGGCGGGCGGCGGGTGGAGCGGGTCATTGTGGACCCCAGCGCGGCCAGCTTTATTACCGCGCTGGCCCAGGCGGGCTACCCCGTGCGGAAGGCGGACAACGATGTGATGGATGGGATTCGCGTCACGGCGGGGTATCTCAAGGATGGGAGAATCGTGATCTGCGATACCTGCGGCGACTGCCTCCGGGAGATCGAGTGCTACGCCTGGGCCGGGGGCCGGGAGGCCCCCCGGAAGGAAAACGACCACGCCATGGACGACCTCCGGTACTTCGCCATGGATTTGGCCCGGGACGGGAACCGCGCCGCCTTTGCCGCCACCTGGGTATCCCGCCGTACTTTTTCTTAAAAAAGAAAACAAAAAGGATTTTGGCGCCTACCTAGTGCCTGCGTATCGGCAGTCTTTGGGCTCGGTAACGGGGGCGCTGCGGGGGAATGGAATTATACTTGTCAATAAAATTTTACTCTGTATAGGAATTTAACTTGTCTGTGGATTTTTGGATTGTTGGCTGTAAGGAGAGGACGAATTGATGGGTTTCTTGCGTTTTCAGAAGAAGGAGGCGGCAAAGCCCGCGGCAGTGCAGCTCCGGGACGTGAGGCGTCACCCCTTCGGGATTTTGGACGGGTACGTGCCCCTGCGGAATGGGGAGCTGCGGCTGTACCGGGCCGTCCGGGAGGCGGTGCCGGTGGTGGACGCCGCGATCTACAAGCTGGTCCGCATGGCCGGCGGCGTGACCGCCCGGTGCGGCGACGCCGCCGCGGAGGCGGGGCTGCGGGAATTTTTGCGGACGGTAAGCGTGGGCCGGGGACAGTCCGGTCTTAACGCCTTTTTGGACTGCTATCTGGATTCCCTGCTGGTATGCGGCCGGGCTGTGGGGGAAATCGTGCCGACCGCCGGGAACCGGGACATCTCCGCCCTGCTGTGCGGCCGGGCGGAGGATGTGGAAATTCGGGAGGGGGAGCACCCTCTGGACTTCGTGCTCTGCGGGCCCGACGAGCGGGGGGCGGTCCGGCCTTTGCCCTGTCAGGAGCTGCTGCTGTTCACCCCCTTCAACCCGGAAGCGGACAGTCCCTACGGCGTATCCCTGCTGCGGTCTATGCCTTTTTTGGCGGACATCCTCACCAAAATTTACCACACCATCGGGGTGAACTGGGAGCGGTGCGGCAACGTGCGCTTCGCCGTCACCTGCGACCCCGGCGGCGAAGGGCGGGGGCAGGCCGAGGAGCGCAGCCGCCTTCTGGCGGAGGAGTGGTCCGCCGCTATGGCGGACAGCGGTTCCGGCTCCGTCCGGGACTTCGTGGCGGTGGGGGACGTACGGATTCAGGCCATCGGCGCGGACAACCAGATTCTGGACAGCGAGGTGCCCGTGCGGCAGATCCTGGAGCAGCTTGTGGCCAAGACCGGGATTCCGCCTTTCATGCTTGGGCTCAACTGGAGCTCTACGGAGCGCATGAGCTCCCAGCAGGCGGATTTGCTTACCACCGAAATTACGGCCATCCGCCGTTCCCTGACCCCGGCTATCGAGCGGGTCTGCCGGTTGTGGCTGCGGATGCATGGGTTTGGCTGCGGCGTCGAGGCGGTGTGGGACGACATCAACCTCCAGGACGAGGTGGAGGAGTCCAAGGCGGAGCTGTACCGGGAACAGGCACGGAAGCTGCGGCTTGAGAACGACAAGGCGGAAGGGGAGACGCGAGGCGCGGACGTGGGGTGAGTACGCGGGGTTGGGCTTCGCCCAAGCCCATCAGGGGCGTTGCCCCTGAACCCCAACGCCTTTGAAAAGGCGGGCGAAACTTTTTCCGGGCGGTGACCCGAGGGCCGCTTGTATGAAAAGTATATTTCCTTGTTTCCAATTTTTTATTTGTAAAGTTTTTTTATTTACCGCATTTGAACGTTAGCGGGTCAAAAGGCTGGCGGATTGCGGGCGCTCGGTACGCGTTAGTTTTTTGGGGAACTTTGCTTTCAAGAAAAAGTGCCGGAGGAGGGGTTTTATGGAGATTCAGAAACAACAGGAGGGGGCGGAGCCCTCAGTCGTGAGCGCCGGGGACTTGGAGGCGATCAACCGTCTGGCGAAGACGCCTTTGACGGCGGGGCAGGTATATGCCTTCGCGGTGCGCCTGTGCGACAACGAGGTGGATCGGGACTTCGAGCGGTTCGACAAGGCGGCGCTGAACGCCTTGGGGGATTTGTTCGTGGGGCGGGCCGGCATCTTCGACCACCGGTGGTCGGCGGAGGGGCAGACCGCCCGGATTTACCGGACGGAATTGGTTCATGAGCCGGGGCGGACGACCATGGCTGGGGATGGGTACTGTTATCTTAAGGGCTGGGCCTATCTGCTGCGGACGGAGCGGAACGCCGAGCTCATCGCGGAGATCGAGGGGGGGATCAAGAAGGAGGTGTCCGTCGGGTGCAGCGTCCGGAGGAGCGTGTGCTCCGTGTGCGGCGCGGCCAGCGGTACCTGTGAGCACGTCAAGGGGCAGCTCTACGGTGGGAAACTGTGCTACGCCGAGCTGCGGGAGCCTTCCGACGCCTACGAGTGGTCCTTCGTGGCGGTGCCCGCCCAGCGGGAGGCCGGGGTGCTGAAAAAGACCTTCGGCGGCGGCGCGGGACAGGAGGAGCTGCGGCGGCTGCGGCAGGAGGCGGAGCTTGGCAGGAAGTATCTCTCCGGGCTCCGCCGGGAGGTGGCGCGGCTGGCCCTTTTGGCTGACGGCGACGGCGGCCGGGTGATGGCGGGGCTGGCGTCCCGGCTGTCGGAACCGGAGCTGGTGGAGCTGAAGAAGAGCTATGAGGACCGGGTGGCCGCGAAGTTTCCCGTGCAGCCACAGCTCCGACGCCGGGACAGCGCCAGGGAAAAGGAGACGGACACCAGCGGGTTCCTGGTGTAGCGGTTTTCCCAGAGGGGTTTCCCGTGCCAGCCGCCGCCGCGGCTGGGTAAACGGCTGAAATCATACCGTAAAATTCAAAATGGAGGAGATTGTATGAAGCTTTCTTATCAGGGGATTGGACAGTGGGCCGCTACCTTCGCCTGCGACAAGGCGGCGGAGGGGGAGATGGTGAAAATCACCGGCGGCGGCGCCGTGGGGGCCTGCGGCGACGGGGACGCCTTCTGCGGCCAGGTGGTCAGCGTCAGCCGGGACGGGGCGGCCTGCGCCGTAGCCCTGGGGGGCATGGCTGCCGCTGCCTACTCCGGGGATACCGCCCCCGCCTTGGGCTGGTGCGGGCTGTCGTCCGACGGGAACGGCGGCGTGAAGGCCGACGCGGGCGGCAGGAGCTATCTGGTGGCGGACGTGGACGACGCCGCCAAAACCGTTACCTTTGTCCTGTAACCGTAATTTTTCTTGAAAGAGTAGGCAAAAAGAACTTCAGCGCGTATGTGAGCGCCTGCGTGCCAGCCTTTGGGTTCGGTAACGTGGGACAGGCTTTCGTCGAAAAAACGATACGGAGGGAATTTGATTATGGCTTATCATTACGAGAACGTCAGGGCTGAAAAGGGGATGTATGGACGGCGGGACAAGTCCTTTTCCCAGTCCTTGGAGGAACTGGACCCCAGCGAGAACTACCGGGGCACGCCCCTGGAAGGGCTGGACGCCTTTCAGCGCCAGCTGAAACGGTTCGATATCAAGGTCAAGGGCGCGGGCAGCGATATGGTGGAGAAGTTCTTCCACACCAGCGATTCCGCCGTGCTGTTCCCGGAGTTCGTGTCCCGGGTGGTGCGGCAGGGCATGGAGGAGAACAGCGTCCTCCCCGCCATCACCGCCACCGTCACCAAGTTCGATGGGATGGACTACCGCTCCATCGCCTCCGTGCCTACGGAGAGCGAGAAGGAATTGAAGCGCGTGGAGGAGGGGGCGGAGATTCCCGCCACCTCCATCCGGACGCAGGAGAATTTGGTGCGGCTCCACAAGCGGGGGCGGATGCTGGTGGCCTCCTATGAGGCCATCCGGTTCCAGCGGCTGGATCTGTTCTCCGTGACCCTGCGCCAGATCGGCGCGTACATCGGGCGGATGCATCTGGAGGACGCTATCGACGTGCTCCTCAACGGCGACGGCAACGGCAACCCCGCGGAGCTTGTGGACGCCGTGGGCGGGCTGACCTACGACGCCCTGCTGGACTTCTGGGGGCGGTTCGACCCCTATACCATGAACACCCTGCTGGTGGGCGGCGACATGATGCTGGCCCTGCTGAAGCTCCCCGAGTTCCAGAACCCCCTGACAGGGCTGAATTTCCAGGGCACCGGCAAGCTTACCACACCCCTCGGGGCCAACCTGCTCCGCACCAGCGCCGTCCCCTCCGGGACGTTGATTGGCCTCGACAAGAACTACGCCCTGGAGCAGATTATCAGCGGCGAGGTGGCGGTGGAGTACGACAAGCTCATCGACCGTCAGCTGGAGCGGGCGGCCATCACCTCCACCTCCGGGTTCGCCAAGCTGTTCCAGGAGGCCGGGAAAGCGCTGGTTGCATAGTCCGCGCTTTCGGCAGCCACCCGATCAAAGTTTCGCCGGCCTTTTCAAAGGCCGCGGGTTCCAAGGGCGGGGCCCTTGGCGGGTATGGGCGGGGCCCAACGAAATGTTGCCGCAAAATCCATTAACCATGGAGGGATGGGAGTTTGCATGAGTCAATTATGGCGCTGGCGGGGCGGATTGCCTCAGCCACGGAGGAGGAGGCGGGCCTCCTTGAAACGCTGTGCGCCGCAGCGGAGGATGCCTGGGCCCGGCGCCTGCGGCCTGGGCTGACGCCGGAGCAATGCGGCGGCGCGTTCCTCTGCGCCGCGGCGTTCACCGCCGCCGCCGGGATCGCCGCCACACGGGACGGCGGCGGGGTGAGCTTCAAGGCGGGGGACGTGTCCGTTTCCCAGCCGGCGGGGAGTGCCGGCTCTGCGGCCCGGGACCTCCGGGAGCAGGCGGAGCGGCTGATGACGCCTTACGCGGCGGCGGACGACTTCGCGTTCCGGGGGGTGCGTCCATGACAGGGCAGCTGGACGGAATCCTCGCGCGGTATGGGCAGGAGATCGAGATTCTCCGGGAGGGGGAAGTCCCCCGCAGAACCAAGGCGTTCTTTCAGGCGATTACGGAAAAGGGGAAGGCGTCGCCCTACGGCGTCACCAGCCTGGGGACGGTGGACGACCGGCTGTGGAAGTGCATTACCCGCGCGGAGCTGGCGGACGGGGACCTTGTGTCCTGCCGGGGCGGGCGGTACCGGGTCCGCACCTGCGCGGCGGTGTACGTGGGGCGGGAGCTGTCCCACTGGTGGGGTATCCTGGAACGGGAACGGGAGGCGGCGGTATGACGGGGTTGAATCAGGTGCGGGACGCGGTGGTCCGGACGCTGCGGGACGCGGGGCTCCCCGCCGTGGCGGCCTACGGCGGCGCGGCCAAGCGGTACGACGGGGCCGTGGCCTCCGTAGACGTGGCGGAGGCCGTGGGGAAGCCGGGGGGCTTCGACAGCTATCTGGGCGAGGCCTTTGACCCGGAGAGCGGGGCCGTGGTGGAGCGGTACGGGCGGCGGCTGGACGTGACGCTGTCGGTGGAGGTGCGGGCCCCTACCGCCTCCGCCTGCGAGGAGGGCTGCGAGCGGGCGGCGGGGGCGCTGCTCTCCGGCGGCCTCCCCTCCGGCCTCCGGCTGGGGGAGCAGAGCTGGGAGGGCGTGTCCTGGGACAAGGCCAACCAGATGTTTTCACGGAAGGGCCGCGCCGTGGGCCGGGCCTTCTTCACAGCCACGGCGGAGGAGGGCTCCGACGCGCTGCTGCGGGACTTTATTTTGAAGGGAGTGCTGCAATCTTGAGCACAACGGTACATGAGCGGCCGGGGGTGTATTCCTCCTACGACGCCTCCGGGATTATCTCCGGGGGCCGGGGGGCCAAGGTTATCGGCGTGGCGGCAAGGGCCGTCCAGGGAACGGTGGACCAGCCGGTGACGCTGACGGGGTACGCCGCGGGGCTGTCGGCTTTCGGCGAGGACGGCGCGGACAACCCGCCGGGGATGAGTTCCATCCTGCGGCTGCTGTTCCAGAACGGGGCCACGGAGGTGGCGGCGGTCCGGGTGGCGGACAGCGGCGGGGCCGCGGAGTATCAGGCGGCGTTTAACGTGTTGGCGGAGCTGGAAAACGTGCAGGTCTGCGTCTGCGACAGCCCGGAGCTGGAGATACAGCTGCTGCTGCGGGAGGCGGTGACCGCGGCCTCCGGATGCCGCCACGAGCGGATCGGCGTGGTGGGCGCCGCCGGGAAGGCGGCGGCGGAGCTGGTGGGCCACGCGGCGGGGCTGAACTCCGAACGGATGGTGCTGGTGGGGCCTGATGCCGCCGGGGGCTCCTCCGTCCTCTGCGCGGCGGCGCTGGCGGGGGCCGTCGCCTCCGCCTCCGACCCGGCGGTGCCGCTGAACGGGACGGAACTCTATGGGCTGGACGGGCTCAGCGCCGTCTATGCGGACAACGACGTGGACACCCTGGTCCGGGGCGGCGTTACGCCTTTGGAGAGCGTCAGCGGTGTGATCTCCCCGGTACGATGCGTCACTACCCGCGTGACCACCGGCGGCGTCAGCGACGCCACTTGGCGGGAGCTGTCCACCATTTTGATTGTGGACAATGTAATTCCCTCCATCCGCACCACCCTCCGGCGGCGGTTCCTCCGGGCAAAGAACACCGTCCGGAACCGGAGCGCCGTGCGTTCCCAGGTGATTGTGGAGCTGGAGAAGAAGCTGGCGGCGGAGATCATCGACGGGTACAGCGATGTGGCTGTCACGGCGGACGACGAGGACCCCACCGTATGCCGGGTGTCCTTCTCCTTTGCGGTGGCACATGGGATGAACCAAATTTACCTTACAGCACACATAACTGTATAAAGGGAAAGGGGCTCCCCTTTTAGAACCCCCGCCGCCCACGGCGGCTGGGGCCGCGGTATTTTCGCCACGTACACGCCGCGGCGAAAATGACTGCGGCGGTTTGTCCGCCCTCCGGGCAGGCAAATCAGGGGGGCCGCGCCCCCTGAACCCCTGCTTTCGCCCGCCCTTCGGGCGGCTATACCATAAAATAGATTTCTTTGACAGTATAAATTTTCTTGTAAAGGCTTTTTCCTGAAAGGATGGGATTTATGGACATTGTTGGATTTCCTACCAGCGCGGACATCTATCTGGAGTTGGACGGGAAAAAAGTCGCGGTAGTACAGAGCTACACCGCCAAGGCGTCCAAAACCAGCCGGGCCGTCGAGGCTTTCGGCGAGAGCGAGCCGGTGGCTACCCTGGATGGCCAGCGGAAGTACACCTTGGAGCTTACCCGGCTGTACGCCACCGACGACGCCGTGTCCGACGGCATCAACTTCTACGACCTCAACGATTTTTCCCTGGTGATCTGCAAGCCTGACCGGAAGATCATCTACAGCGGCTGCCAGTGGAGCGACATCTCCGAGGCGGGCCAGTTGGACGCGATGGTGGCGGAGAAGATTACCGTTGTAGCGTCCAAGCGCATCGAGACCGGCGTATGAGCGTCGGGGTGGACGAGCTGCGGCCTTTGACGGCGGGGCGGCTTCTGGCCATCCGCCGGGAGGTCCGGCGGGAGACGGGGGACGAGCTGGAACAGGCCCTTCTGTGCAACGCCCGGGTGCTGGCGGGGTGCTGCTATCATCAGGAGAAGCCGGTGTTCCGGGACGGGGACGAGGTACTGGGGCAGATGACCTGCCGGGAGATGGAATCTTTGCTGTCCGCCCTGGCGGCGGGACGGCGAGGGGCGGGGGCTGCCGCCTCCGCCCCGGCGTTTGTCAACCCTCACTTTGACGGGCGGCGGTTCCAGCGGATGCGGGAGGCGGTCGATGAACTACATTGAGACGGAGCTGCTGCGCCAGCGGGCCGTTCTGGCCCGGCTGCTGCTGGGCGTCCCGGCGGAGGCTGGGGCAGAGGAGGGGGCTTCGGCCCGGCGGCAGGTGATGGCGGACGCCGCAGGGGAGGGGGGCGCCTCGGGAGAGGCGCTTCCCGGCGGCGTACGGGTGGCTGGGGGTTCCGGGGAGGTGTTCTTCGTCGGCGGGGAAGCCTCCGGGGTTGACGGGATGTCCTGGGGCCTCCCCGCCGCTGGGAACTTCCGGGCGTCGGCGGGCCAGCAGACGGCGGGGCTGCGCCTGATGGCGGCGTCCCAGGAGGCGGAACAGGGTTCCCGCGCCGCGCCTGGGGGGCGGGCTGCGATGGGCGGCGGTCGGGCCGCGCCGCCGGTGGGCTATGATTTCGGCGGCTGGGATGTGGGACGGAGCAGCGTTCTAACGGTGCTGCCGGGAGGGGATACCCCCGCCGGGGAGCAGGCCTCCGCCCGGACGGTGTCGCTGTGGGCCGAGCGGGACGCCCGCCGCTACGACGGCGGCTACCCTACTTTTTCTTGAAAGAAAAAGCAGGCAGAAGGAACTTTCGCGCGTACCAAGTGCCTGCTTGTTGTTCGCCTTTTGGCTCGGTATGGCAGTTGGGTTTTTATCAAGATCGCATGAGGGGGGCCTGGGCCGCCGGGATTGTTCTTGGCGGTTTGGAATCCTTTGGTTCACAGATATAGCGGCGGCGGGGCGGGGCGTGCTCTGGACGCCGGGAGAGGAGAGCTTATGAATCTGACGCCGATGCGTTATAAGGACTATGTGTGGCCCTACAATCCGGAGTGGTGTACCGTCACCTGGGAGCGGAAGATCGCCGCCGCGAAGGTACCCTTCGGCGGGTACTGCTTGCAGGACCTGGGCCTCGCCTGCCGGGTGATGCGGGGCGAGGGGACCTTCACCGGTGAGGACGCCTACCGGGAGTTCCGGCGGCTGGAGGAGGTCTTTCGGGACAGCGGGCCGGGGGTGCTGATTCATCCCGTGTGGCAGGCGGCCAGCGCCTATTTCGTGTCGTTGGAGCTGCGGGAGGAGCCCCTTCCGGACTACGTGCGCTACCGCTTCGAGTTCTGGGAGGACGGGGCGGCCTCCGTCGGGCTCACGGAGGCGTCCCCCAACAACGGGGGCGGTTTCGACGTGGAGTGGACGGAGCTCCACGAGGAGGAGTCGTGGGTCTACACCGTGAAGAAGGGCGATACCCTGTGGGGGATCGCCCACCGGTACGGGGTTCCTTTGAAGAGCCTGATTCAGAACAACCCGCAGATTAAAAACCCCAACCTGATCTATCCCGGGGATCGTGTGACGGTGGCGCGATGACGGGACAGTTTGTGACTTATGGCGGGAAGCGGTGGGAACTGCCGCCCCTGTTGGAGTGGCGGGTTACCCGGACCGGGAGCGTCCCCTGCGACGATTTTTCCGTCACCTGTGTGTGTACGGCGGAACTGCCCGGCCAGCTCTGCCAGGCGGTGGAGTTTCTGGCCTGGGAGGGGGGAAAGCTGCTGCTGCGGGGGTTCGTGGACGAGTACGTGGTCACCGAGGGGGCGGAGGGGCGCTTCGCTACAGTGACGGGCCGGGGGATGGCGGGGCGGCTGCTGGACAACGAGTCCCGGCCCGTCACCTACCAGGGGGCGACGCTGACGGAGATTCTGCGGAACCATGTGTCGCCCTGCGGCGTCTCCTGCACCGCCCTGACGGACATCCGGACGAAGTCGGAGTACCGGGTGTCGGCGGGGGTCAGCCAGTGGAAGGCGCTGGACGACTTTTGCAGAGCTTTCGGCGGCTTCTCCCCCCGGCTCACCGCCGACGGGCGGCTGCTGGCCGTTCCGGAGGAACGGAAACGGACGCTGCTGCTGGATGAACAGAGCCGCCTCTCCCAGCTGGTGAAGCGGGAGAACCACTACGGCGTCCTGTCGGAGGTGCTGGTGATTGACAAGGTGCGGAATACAGAGCGGCTGGTGGAAAACAGCGACTTTATCCGCCGGGGAGGAAGGTGCCGCCGGGTGCTGTACACGCCGGGGCAGAGCACCTGGGCGGCTATGCGGTACACCGGCGAGTACCAGATCGCCCGCTCCAGGGAGGACGAGGTGGTCATTGAGGCGGCGCTGCCAGGGGCTTGCGACGTGGAGCCGGGGGATCTTGTGGCGCTGCGGCGGCCTTCCCTGGGCCTCTCCGGGGACTACCGGGCGGCGGAGGTGGAGCGGACGCTGTCGGCGGAGGGGGAGGCCACCGTCTTAACATTGAAAGAACCATAAGGAGGGGTTTAACCATGTGGCTGGCGCAACAGAGCAAGCGGCCTCCCGCCACGGCGGACACGGACCTGGGCCTCACCTCCATCGCGGGGGAGAAGGCCGGGGTGGTGACCAGGGGCGAGGTGCGGCAGCTTCCGGTATTCGGGCCGGGAGGCTACGTCTGGCTCCCCGGCGAAGGCGACACCGTCCTCGTCATCAAGGGCGGGCCTGGTGGGGAGGAACAGTGCGTGGCGGGGGCCAAACAGGCGGAGGCCCCCGCCGGGATGGAGCCGGGGGATGTGTGCCTCCACGCCGGGGACAGCTCTATCCGGCTCCACAGCGACGGGCGGATCGAGCTGTCGGGGGACGTGAACGTGAAGGGCTTCCTGCGGATCAATGGGATTCCCTGCGCCTACTGCCTTAAGTAGCTCATTTCTTGACCTGCTTTTTCTGGAAAGAAACAGCAGGCGAAAAGGATTTTTGCGCGTATGTAACTGCCTGCCTGTCGAAAGTCTTCGGGCTCGGTAACGGTGGCGCGCCTTTGACGGTCAGCCTTGTTCTTTATTACATCGAATAACCAAACGGAGTATACTTAGGAGGGCGTATGGAACTGAGAATGAGAGACGGCGACTATGTAGCCGACGGCGTGGGGGGCGTCCTCCGGCTGGAGGGGGACCAGGCGGCGCTGCAGCGGGCGCTGTACCGCCTCACCGCCCGCCGGGAGGGGTTTCCTTTGCTGCCGGCGATGGGGAGCCGCCTGTGGAAGCTGGGCGCGGCCCCGCCTTCCAAGCGGCAGGGAGCCGCGCTGCAATATGTTACGGAGGCCCTGGCACCGGAGGAGGGGCTGACCGTGGAGGGCGTGGAGCTGTCGGAGCGGGTCGGCGGCGGTTTTGGTATGGCGGTGCGCCTGCGCCGGGGGGGCCGGTCCTACACCGTCCATGTGGAGGGATAAGGAACGATGAAAACAGTGGAAGAGATTTACCAGTCGCTGCTGGAGGCGTTTCAGGAACGGGCGGGGTTCGCCCTGTCGGACTCCTGCGACCTGGCGGTGCGGCTGTACGCGGCAGCGGCGGAATTGCAGGCGCTGTCCATCCAGGCGGACTGGGTGCTGGACCAGAGCTTTCCCCAGACGGCCCAGGGCGTGTATTTGGACTACCACGCCGCCGCCCGGGGGCTCAGCCGCATCCCCGCCGTCAAGGCCAAGGGGGCGCTGCGGTTCCTGGTGGACAGCGCCGGGGCGGCGGACCGGATCATCAATCTGGGGACCGTGTGTATGACGGAGACCGGCGTCCGGTTCCAGACGGCCCAGGAGGGGGTGCTGAAGGCTGGGGAGCTGTACGTGGACGTCCCGGCGGAGGCGGTGGAGGCCGGCGCCTCCGGCAACGCGGCGGCAGGGGCCGTCTGCCTTTTGACGGCCTGCCCCATCGGCATCACCGCCTGCGCCAACCCGGACGCGTTCCTGGGCGGGTGCGAGGCGGAGGGCGACGAGGCGCTCCGGGCCCGGATTTTGGAGAGCTACCGCCGCCTGCCCAACGGGGCCAACGCCGCCTGGTATGAGACCACCGCTATGAGCCACGACGGCGTCACGGCGGCAAAGGCCGTGGGCCGGGCCAGGGGGATCGGCACGGTGGATGTGTACATCGCCTCCGCCGCCGGCGTTCCGGAGAAGGCGCTGGTGGCGGAGGTGCAGAAGGATCTGTCGGCCCGGCGGGAGATCGCCGTGGACGTGCGGGTTAAGGCCCCCGCCGCCCAGACGGTGAATGTGTCGGTGAAGGTGAAGGCCGCCTCCGGGGCGGCTTTCCCCGATGTACAGGCGGCGGTGGAAAACGCCCTGGCGGGGTACTTCAACGGCCGGCGGCTGGGGAAGGGCGTGCTCCTGGCGGAGCTGGGGCGGCTGATCTTCTCCGTGGAGGGTGTGGAAAACTACCACATCCTGTCCCCAACGGCGGACCTGGCCGCCAACGACACGGCCCTGCCGGTGCTGGGGACGCTGGCGGTGTCGGAGATGGGGGCGTAGCATGGCGGGGTACGCGGAGTTTTTGAAGGCCCTGCTGGAGCCGCTGAAGGTCTACGACCTCTCCGGCGGCACCATCAACGAGAGCGAGCTGTGGGCCCTGGGAATGGGGCTGGACGGCGTGGCCGGGGCGCTGGGGTTCGCGGAGCGGGAGGGGCTGACGGCTACCGCCGAGGACGTGGGCCTCTCCCGGCGGGAGGCGCTGTTCGCAAGGAAGCCCGTAGCCGTCACCGCCGCCGCGCGGCGTGCGGCCATCAACGCCCTGATGTCCATCGACGGCGACAGCCTGACCCCGGAGGCTGTCAACCGGGCCATCAGCGGCTGCGGCATCAAGGCAAAGGCCATCGAGATGGGGGACGGCCACATCCGGGTGATCTTCCCCCAAGTGGCGGGGGAGCCTCCCGAGTTTGAGCAGATCCGGGACATCATCCTGGATATCATCCCCTGCCATTTGGAGACGGAGTTCTACTTCCGGTACCTGACCTGGGCGGAGTGCGAGGCGGCGAAAATGACCTGGGCGTCCGTGGAGGCGGCGGGGCACACTTGGGAGAGCTTCGAGCTGGCAATACCGGATGAGGAATGAGGAATTCCCCCCGGCCGCCTTGGGGCGGCGGTTCCCCCGGTGGGGGAGCAAAGGAAAGGAGTTAGGAACGCCGGGTTTTGCCCCATTCCTAACTCCTCGTTTTTTAATTCCTGGTTCCTCATTCCCCATTCCTAATTTTCTGCACGGCTGTCAGCGCGCAGAAGATTAACGACAGGACGCCGAAGGCCGTGAACGCGGCGGGGGTTCCTCCGCCCAGAAGGCTTCCCAGCGCGGCGGAAAGGTAGGGGGAGACGAAGTAGCCTACGTTCACCACCGTCAGTACCAGGGCGGTGGCTACCGGGGCGTCGGCGGTACCGGCGGCGTCGGAGATGGCGGCCATGAGCCAGGGGGTGAACAGGGAGATGCCCAGGGCGCTGCACACAAACGCGGCTGCCGCGCCGGTCCGGTTTACGCAGAGGCCCGCGAAGAGATAGCCGCCTCCAATCAGCGCGAATGACAGGGGAAAGGTCAGTCGGCCTGTCCGGCGGCTGACGGGACCGTACAGCGCGGCGGAGACCCCCGCCACGGCGCAGGCCAGGGCCGACAGCGTCCCGGTCAGGGCGGCGGAGCCAAGGCCCCCGGCCTCCACATACACGGAGCCGTCGGTGGAAATGATGAAGTACAGGCAGGCGAAGGCCGCGCCGTAGAGGGCCAGCCGCCAGACGCTTTTGCTCCGGAGGGAGGCGGCGTCCCGCGCGCCTGTCCGCTCCCGGCCGGACCCGCCGCCGGGGAGGCAGACCGCGACTAAGAGCAGGGCGATCAGGACGAAGACGTAGGTGTAGTACACGTCGTACCAGTGGTTCCGAGCCAGCAGGCCGCCCAGGAGATACGTCACCAGCCGCCCGCCCTGGAGCATGGCGGCGCACAGGCCCATGACGGTGATCCGCTCCCGGCCGGTAAAGTGGGCGTTCACCAGCATGGGGTACAGGGTGGAAATGACGCCGTAGGCCACGCCGGTGAGGGCCCCGGACAGCAGGAGCACCGGCAGGCTGCCGTGCCAGAGCAGGCACAGTCCGCCGCTGAGGAGCAGCAGGGCGAGGCTGCCAGCCGACAGCGTTTTTTCCGTGGTGTGGGGGGCGATGACCGGCACCGCCAGAATACCGGCGATGGCGGTGAGGTTGGGCAGGGTCAGCACCAGCATGACCCGGGATTCCGGTACGGATGGAAACGCCTCCAGGAGTCCCGTTACGGATACCGTCAGAACCAAATAGACCAGGGTGGTGAAGCACAGGCTCATCACAGCGATTTTCATTTTCATGGGAGTACCTCCAGGGAAGGGATGGCCGGCTTTATGAGGCTTCCGGCCGCAGCGGCTCATGCCATATATCCTGCTAAATAGCTTTTTGTGCTTGACAAACCGGGGAGGGGAGGTATAATAACAGGCACAAGGGCGCTGCGACAAGCGGTTAGCCCGAATAGTTGAGTGGTTTCAAATAGAAACCGTCACCTGCCGGGGTGGCGGTTTCTGCGTTTTACGATAATCGTGACCGTGAAAGGCCCGATATGTAGCGTAATCCGCATGGCCTCACCTCCCTTCCGGGGGTGTGGCTGACCGCCTGCCGTCTTGCTCAGCGCCCAGGGTTCCTTATGGGACAAGGGATATTATAGCGGGAGCGTTATGGTTTGTCAATTTTGTTTTTCAGCCCTGTGAACCCGTGCCCCGCCGGTTTTCCCGGCGGGGCACAGGTTGCCGTATGTTTTCAGCAGGCCAGAAAGACCGTTCCTATTGTTTCCCAATTAAGAAAGCACGACCGTTACCGAGCCCGAAGGCCTCCGGTAAGCAGGCACCCACATACGCGCTAAAATTCCCTTTGCCTACTATCTATTTTAAGAGCCTATCCGTAAATTAGGCGTATGCGGTTTGTGTGCAAGACTTTTTGCAAGACAAGGAGATTTTCCGCAGGTGGGCTGTCGCCCAGTAAGAAAAATCGACGCAGTATGGCGGAAAATATGGCCGCAAGGCGTGTGCGCCTTATTTGCGGATAGGCTCTAAGAGAAAGTACGGTCAATATTGGCCCAGGTTGGCGGAGGCGTCGTTGGCGGCGCTGCCCATCTGGAAGTCGTTGCCCGGCAGGACGGCGTTCAGCGCGATACCCGCGATGGCGGCGATGGCCAGGCCGGTGAGGGTGATGGACGCGCCGCCCACCTGGAAGGTCAGGCCCCCGGTGAAGCCCAGGCCGCACACCAGGATCACCGCCGCGATGATCAGGTTCCGGGAGTTGGTGAAATCCACCCTATTCTCCACCACGTTCCGTACGCCGATGGCGGAGATCATGCCGTAGAGGATGAAGCTGACGCCGCCGATGATGGCGGAGGGCAGGGAGCCGATGACGGCGGCGAACTTGGGGCTGAAGGACAGCACGATGGCGTAGACGGCGGCCAGCCGGATAACCCGGGGGTCGTAGACCCGGCTCAGCACCAGCACGCCGGTGTTCTCGCCGTAGGTGGTGTTGGAGGGCCCGCCGAACAGGCCCGCCAGGGACGTGGCGATACCGTCGCCGATCAGCGTCCGGTGGAGGCCCGGCTCCTCAATGAAGTTTTCCCCCACGGTGGCGGAGATGGCGGACATATCGCCGATGTGCTCCATCATGGAAGCGATGGCGATGGGGGCCATCACCAGGATGGCGCTGAGGTCGAACTTGGCGACGCTGCCGCCGAAGTCCGTCACAAAGGGCTGGAAGCCCAGCCAGGCCGCGTCCCGCACGCTGGAAAAATCCACCTTCCCCGTGAGCGCGGCCACCAGATAGCTGCCCACCACGCCCAGCAGGATGGGGATGATTTTCACCATGCCCTTCCCCCAGATGTTGCAAACGATGATGATGGCCATGGCCACGACGGCCAGCCACCAGCACTCCGAGGCGTTGGACACGGCGGAGGGGGCCAGGTTCAACCCGATGCAGATGATGATGGGCCCCGTGACCACCGGGGGCAGGTAGTGCATGACCCGGTGGACGCCCACCGCTTTTACAACCAGGGCCATCACCACATAGAGCAGCCCCGCCACCACAATGCCGCCGCAGGCGTACTGGAGCTTTTCGGCGGCGTCCATACCGGCGTAGATACCGGCGTCCATTTTGCCCATGGCCTCAAAGCCGCCCAGGAAAGCAAAGGAGGAGCCCAGGAAGGCCGGTACCTTCATCCGGGTGCAGACGTGGAAAAACAGGGTGCCGAAGCCCGCGAAAAACAGGGTGGCCTGGATGCTCAGGGGCAGGCCGTAGACGTTGTTCACCAGGATGGGCACCAGAATCGTGGCGCCGAACATGGCGAACATGTGCTGGAGCCCCAGCACCAGCATTTTGGGGACCCCCAGGGTTCGCGCGTCCCGGATGGGGCCTTGGGCGGCGGTCTTCTTCTCATTCATACTCTTTTCCTCCCATGTAATCGTATAGGCAGTCCGGGCGTTCCCGGACATAAAAAAATACCGGCTGAAAAGCCGGTTAAAAAAGGGAACGATAAAAACGGGAAAAAGAGGAAAGGCCCGTCCGCATCTCCATCCGCGTCAACATTACGGCCACCCCCCTTTCGCTCATTTTCCGTTATGATAGCACAGCCATATAAAAATCGCAATCATGATTTTGTGGTGAAAACGGAAAATTTTTAGAAGAAAAATCAGCAAATATAACAGAGCTTACTGGACGAAGGACAGGGGGGAAAGCAACCGGAAAAAGTTTCGCCCGCCTTTTCAAAGGCGGTGGGGTCCAGGGGCAAAGCCCCTGCCGGGCGCGGGCGGAGCCCGCCTCCGCGCGAGGCACGGCTTACGCAAAATAATGGCCGGGAGAGGGGAACCCTCTCCCGGTCCCGCGTCCTTGAGGACACGGAAAGGAATTCGCGTAAGGGCGCTGTCGCGCCGTTGGGGCCGCAGCCTCGATTAGTCTACAATATCCACAGAAACCCTGGTACCCGTGCGCTGGGCGTAGGCCCGCACCACCGTGCGGATCTCCTTCGCGATCCGCCCCTGACGGCCGATGACCTTGCCCATATCGTCGGGCGCGACGCGCAGCTCCAGCGTCAGCTCCTGATCGCCCTCGATCTCCGTGACGGAGACGGCGTCGGGATCATCCACTAAGTTTCTGGCAATGTAGAGCAGCAAGTCCTTCATATCTGCTCCAT